TTTAACGCCCCCTTTCAATTTATAAATTAATTATTTGCTTTTAATCTTATTAGCAGCAATCAAGCTATTTTCATAATATCTTTGCTTAGCTTTCCATTTTTTGACAATTTTCTGCCACCTTTTTAATTTGCGTTCTGCTTCTTTAATATGTTTCATTACATTATTATATCTTTCAAGTTGTAAATTTCTTTTCGGCTTAATTTTAGGTCTTGCTAATTTGATTTGGCAATCTTTAACAAAATCTACATTTATATCTTTAGTCCAATCGTATTTATAATTGCATCTATCTTGGTCTTTATATCCAAGATTGTGATAATATTCATGGATAAACATTAGTGCTAATTCTTTTCTTTTTTTGAAATCATCAAAATCTATTTCAATTCCTATTTTTATCATCATCCAATATCCTTTATATATGCTTCCGCCAATAGTTGCTCTACCCGAAATCATATTTCCTTCTATATTATTGTTTCGTATTTCTATTGTATTATTTATTCTTCTGCCTTCTATTTTTTTAATCTCATATATACATTTACTAAATATTTTCCTCATATCGGCTGTATCCCATTGAGTATTATTTTTAATTTTCACCTTATTCACCTCCTTTCAATTTATAACTTACTTACTTGACTACCAAGCCGCCGTATATACGAACGGCTCAGTAATCAATGGACGTCACCAATTTGACAACCCCTATACCTCTTTTAGCCCTTCTCCTTGCCTCCTTTTTGTTATTGGCTTTTATAATAGAAGTATGAGCTTGCCTATCACCTTTTAATTTTTTTAATATTAGATATTTCATATATTTATCTTTCCTTCTTATATACTAATTATAATATATTTTAACCTCATAATCAAGTAAAACCTGTGGATAACTTCTTAATGGTCAAATACTTATTTATCAATGCTTTGCCGTGAATTCTGGTTATTTTCTCTATATTCTTAATTTTCTTATATAACCATTATAATATATTAAAAACCATAAATCAAGTGAAACTGTGGATAACTTTCTTAGTAGAAATATATAGATTTCTTATCATTTTTCTATAATTTTTGGTATATTTTGATTATTATGGTATAATAAATCGCGTTAAAATCGGTTCTAATGCATTTAAATTTGGAGGTTGGTATAATATATAACTCAATTTATCCAAAAAACATAATAAAAAACCACCCTGTATTGCATTACAAGGTGGCTTCAAAAAGGAATTGACTTATTTACCTACTTTTTCTCCAAATCTATCAACAGTTCTAATTGCAACAGAAACACCTAATACGCCTTCAATTGCTACAGCGAATGACATTGGAATAATTTCATTAGCGCCTAATATATAAAATACAAACGCTATAACAATCTTCCAAAATCTTACACTTTTTAAGAAATTAAATTTTTCCATATTTTTAATAACACATAATACAAATTAATTAACGCAAATAAATCCCGTTTCTTATTTTCTTCAGTAAACAAATAATTGATTATTTTGTATTGGGATATTTCTTTGAGATACAATATGTCGACCGAGAATATTTTGTTCTAATACCGTAAAGCTCTCTTCTGAAACCCCTATTACGAATGCGACATGCCCATATAATCCGCTTGTCTGAACCCAAATCGCATTTATTCTAGGTTCTCTCCCAACATCAAAGTCGTTTAAAATTGCATTGTTGTAATAATATTTAGCGTCACCCGACCAAGGTATATCTCTATAATATTTTACAAGGTCAACGCAATATCCATTTCCTATGCCATGATTAATTAATGTTATAGGAGTTATTGGAGAATTTCTCTGATAAACAACTGCATTTCTTAATGACGACATTTTAATATCGTCAGAAGAACTCGCCCTTGGGATAATTATTAAAGAAATAATTATCAATAATATAAATGAACGAATAAATTTGTTTTACAAATTAATCTCTCTTAAATCTGTTTTCCGAATTTTTCTATATCTTTTCCTGCCTTATAGAGAGGTGTGAAAATCTTATGCTCATTAGATTTAAGCCACTCGTCTGCGACGAAGTCAAATGAATGACCAACACAAGATTCCATTTTTTTGTCCATAGGCCGTTTAAAGGTCAATAAACAAAGTTTATTAATTTCTTCTTTTGTCATTTTTTCTTTCATATTATTTTTTTCTAATTTTTTTAAGTAAAATTTCCAATTATATTCATTGCCCCACGAACCCGTTAATCCTCGTGGATATTCTTTTGTTTTAATATCGTGTATATCTCCTAAATCAGCATCAAAGTAATAGCAATGCATTATTTCGTGGATAAGAATATCTTTTAAACTCTTACCATATTTGCCATTATATAAATCACCTATCTTAAAATATATCCAATAAGGTTTAGCATTTTCTTTAGGACCTCCCCCAGAAGCGTGTTCGCCCTCTACTATATCTTGAACAGCCCAATAATTTAATGAACCTTGTGTATAACAAAATATGATTTCTTCTCCTCTTTCTTTATACCATAATTTAACATCATTTAAAATATCATTAACTTTTAGATTATTTGTTTTGTCTTTTATTAATATTCTTTTACTCATAAGTTTGAAATATGGAAGTGGATTAATATAACCATACCAACCATCGTTTTTATATCCATCTGGGCGATAACCAAAATGTAAATGAGGACCTGTAGAGTTGCCAGTATTATCTGTTATTCCTAAGGGCGTAACTCCTTCTTTTACAGATTCACCAATAGAAATACTATGACTTTTAAGATGCGCATAAACCGTCTGTTCTTTAAAATCAACATCATGTGCCAATCGTACAAATTTACCATAACCACGATTTCCTTGGTCTCCGACTTCCATTACAGTTCCATCCATTACAGGATATACTATTCTATGTCCAAGTGGCGAGTCAATAAACCTTGTTCTAAAATCAAGGCCATTATGTCCTACACCACCATAGTTTTGAGGATTTTCGCCGAAAAATTGAGTTATATACCACTTATTTAAAGGCGAACTAAAAGTTCTCATGATATTTTTTAAATCTACTTTTTATTTTAGGTGGGCCAATGGGATTCGAACCCATAAAATTGCTTGGTTCACAACCAAGTGCCTTAACCAATTTGGCTATGACCCACATTTTATGGGCCCGAGAAGAATCGAACTTCTCACAAATTCTGTGCAAAAGAATTTCGCCTGCCTTGGAACATTCGAGTCCATAAATTAGGTAAGATAGGACTTGAACCTATAATCGCCCGAATATCAGTCGGGTGCTCTACCAATTGAGCTACTCACCTATTTTTTCTAATTCCTTAATAATCTTCGCTGGAATACCTTTTAAAATATAATCTATACTGACATACTCCCGTGCCTAAAGGCAACGGGGTTCTGTGGTCGCAGGGCTTAGCTGCGTTGCCACTTGAGCCTCGCCAGAACGGCTCTTACAGACATCTCTGTCTGCCTGCAATTGAAGAATGCTTAACGAAGGCAATGATATATTAAAAGCCGCATTGCTATCAGCATTTTCAACGTGTCCACATTGAGGGCACTTAAATGATTTACCGTTTCGTTCTCCTTTCTGACCGCAAATTGAACAACACTTACTTGTATATGCAGGTTCAATAAAGGATACGGGAATACCCGCTAAAGAAGCTTTGTATCGGATAAATTGTCCCAGTTGATAGTAGCTCCAAGAGTTGAGGGCATATTTGAAACTTCGTCGACTTTTAGTTGTTTGTCTTATCCCTTTTAAATCTTCTAACCTTATTTCTGCTTTTTCTTTAACTGCTTTGTTCACAATAAATCTTGAAATTTTATGGTTAAGGTCTTTTATAATTCTTTGTTCTTTGTTTTTTATTCTTTTAACAACTCTATACAATCCCTTTTTCTGCAATGATTTTCTAATATGCTTGTATTTTTTATGAATATGGTTAGCTTTTTTCCCAAGTTTATAAACTTTACCAGTTTCTTTAACTGCCATGACTGCACAATGACCAGTAGTATTTAGGTCAACTCCAATATGTTTATCAGTTTTTATTGTTTCGTTTTCCTTTATCGTTATTGAAATAAAAGCGTATTTATTGTTTAGTTCAATCTGATTTATCTTTTCAAAATTTTTATCAAAAGGAATATTTAACCTTAAAGAAGATATTTTTATAATGTTATTTTCGCATTTAATCCCCTGATGGGGGACAATAAGATTAACAGATTTAATTGTCTTAGCTTTCCAATTTCTACCATATTTTCTTAGTATCTGGTTAGCAATAACTGATTTTAATCCTAAATGAGCTACATATTTGGTAGATAATTTATCTCTATTTTGAATAGCAAAATTAGCTATCTTTTTGGCAATAGATAGTTCTTTAGAAAAATCTTTATTGTGCTTGACTTTATAGGTCAATATCATATATACTTATTATATACCCGTCTAATATCTATTGTCAAATTATGAATAAAGAAAGATGGAAAGAATCAAAAACGGCGGTTTATAATCTTAGCTTCCATTTGATTTGGTGTCCTAAATATAGACGACCTGTTTTAGTAGATAAAATTGCCAAACGGCTTTCTGAATTATTAAAAGAAAAAGCTGATTATTTAGATATTGATATAGTTGAGCAAACTATTCAACCAGACCACGTTCATTTGTTTATTCGTTCTAAACCAACATTGCCGCCACATTATATTCTTAATCAATTAAAGGGATATTCAAGTAGAGTATTGAGAGAGGAATTTCCAAGTTTAAAATCGAGGTTGCCGTCTTTATGGACACGTTCATACTATATTGATAGTGTTGGAAAATTAAATGAGCATACAATTAGAAAATATATTGAAAAACAAAAAAAACACTAGACGCTCTCATCCCACCCTTAGAAAGAGTGGGCTTTCCCGCTTATTGTCGTAAATAATTATATTCTACTATAACCGGCTTTCCACTATAATCGGCTTGCCATCCCCAGAGCTCCATTGGTAGTCCTCCTGTTTCAATTAATTCTTTTATTATCTCTTTTTTATCCATATTGTTGCGCAGTTGGGATTCGAACCCAAAGCTAATGCTTATGAGACATCCGAGTTGCCATTACTCCACCGCGCATTATTGAGCTCAAGACCGGATTCGAACCGATGTAAAGCAGTTTTGCAGACCGCCCCCTGACCACTCGGACACTTGAGCTTATTTTATTTAACTCTTATATTGGGCATAGAAAAAGGAATAACTTTATTAAATGTCGTGATAGAGCCAAAGCTCCTTAATAATTAAAATAGCCAATAGAGAGACTTGAACTCTCAACTACTTCTTGGAAGGAAGTTATTTTACCAGTTAAAATACATTGGCTGGCAGACAGGTAGGGATTTGAACCCTAATCGTGCAGGTTTGGAATCTGCTATGTTGCCAATTACACCACCTATCTATATTGTGTCGCGAGTTGGAATCGAACCAACAACCTTTCGCGCTTCAAGCGAACGCTCTTCCTGTTGAGCTATCCCGACATTTTACGGAAGCAGAGGGAGTCGAACCCCCAAGGCCTTTTATAGCTCGCCTTTTTTCAAGAAAGGTTCCGTCAGCCAATCGGATTGTGCTTCCTTATTAAGCCTGCAGGTGGAATCGAACCACCGACCTGCTACTTACAAGATAGCTGCTCTGACCAATATGAGCTATACAGGCATAGTATCAAATATAAGTTTCTAAGTGCTCAAGACAGGAATCGAACCTGTACTTTTATGGATTTTAAGTCCATTGCGTCTTCCAATTGCGCCACTTGAGCATATACCCAAGAGTGGATTCGAACCACTACTAAATAAGGTTTGAGCTTATTGCCTCTTCCGTTGGGCTACTTGGGTCTATGCGGTAGGAACAGGACTTGAACCTGTAAATCCCGAAGGATTACGGTTTAGCAAACCGCCGCTTTACCATTCAGCACACCCTACCATACTTGGAGTTGGACTTGAACCAACAACTACGAATGTATAAGATTCGCGTTCTGCCAATTGAACTATCCAAGTGTAGTCTCGGAGGGACTCGAATCCACAACAAGCTGGATGTAAACCAGTTGCTCTACCAAATTGAGCTACAAGACTATATACCCCCAGTAGGATTCGAACCTACAACCTTTACCTTAGAAGGGTATTGCTCTTCCTTTTGAGCTACGGAGGTTATTATTTAATATATTTTAATTCTTCTCTCCACTCGTATTTTCTGGTATATTTGACGAACCTTCTTCTAATCCTTAACCGACTGGGGACACCCCAATCCACGTATAAGAGTTAGGAGAAGAGGGGGGAAGTTTTCTTTTTCTTCCCCCTTTATTTGTCAAGAACTATACTTTCCAACGAATCCAAAGCTTAATTTCCTTTAGCAAGAAATACAATGCAAAAAGGAAAAGAGGCGTTCCTCTCGTTGCCAAGAGGCAAAGGATTATCACCACAAGACGCCCAATTCCTACGAAGTCCACGGTGAAATCCTCAATCCGTTTCATTGTCATCACCCTCTTTATCCCTGTCTTTGGCGAAAAAAGCAAGACCATACACCCGATAGATTTCGTGGACACAATTTTTACAGTACTCCCCGTTAAGATAGGGAATTTTGTAATAAATCCTGTTTAGAAATCTACCACATTTGGAACATCGTTTAGGCATTATTCACCTCCATACCTATATTTGAAAGGTAGTCAGCCTTTCGTAGATTTGACCACCTCCTTGAAGGCGAACTCAAGTCTCCTTGTTAGTAATTCATCAACGCAGTTAAATACATCTTCTGCGTCTTGGGTGTGAAACAAGGCGTTCAAAACTACGGTTGTATCTCTTAACAATAAGTGAATACATTCGTGAATAATTATATCCTCTACTGGCTCAGTCGTGTCTTCGTTGATAACGATTGTTGCCTCTAAGTCAGCTACTCGCATACGAGCATAGCCATCGTTGCCTTCAAGTTCTGGGTCTTCATATTCATTGCGAGTTTCTAACTTGATGTCCCAACTTTGAAGTTTAAAGAGCTTCACCCACTTCTTCAACGCTTTTTTCGGTGTCATTAGTTACCTCCTTATTCCGAAATGTGGATATCTTTCTTATCTGTAAATAGCTTTACTTTAGGAGAACCAAGTTTTCCCATTGGATAACCTTTTTCTTGAGCATAAGAGTCGTCATATCTTAAATACGAACCTGTAAGAATAAGAAATTTCTTTCTTTCTATAACCATTTTCCTTGCTTTATTTACTTGCTGAACGAGAATTGCTTCATCTGCAAGTTCGTGAACATGTCCCATTGCTAAGATATCTGCATCAAAGTTATGAGCAATATCCACCAATGCCTTGAGTTTGGTATAAACATACCGAGAACCCGATGAACCATGTAGGGAATAAACTGTATAACTTTGATTTCCTACATAAATAAGATTCCAACATGCATATCCCAAATAAGGAACCTTCAAAAGTTTTGACATCATCTTTACAATATTAACAGAAGTTTCTTTAAGGATTCTTCCTTCGTGATTACCCATAAGCAATCCGAGCAACAATCCTTTTTCTGCCAATGGCTTGAATAGGTCTGTCATATAATCCATTTGTTTTTGGGGATTCAGCGTTTGCATATACATTGAATCTCCAATCGAATTACGAAGACCTGCTTCAATATAGTCACCCATACCAAGAACATAGATATGCTTTTTAAGGCAATAATCTATATTTCTTTGGGCTCGTTCTATATCGCACCCAGGATGTCCATAGTGAATATCGCCAAAGAAAAGAAGTTCGGAATATCGTTTTTCATTAGAATCCAATCTTACTCGATTAAGGCGAATTATCTTTCCGCCAATTTTATCCTTATCGATATATTGTTCCAAAACGTTCTGCTTTTTTCTTGACTTATTGCGTGTTTTTGAACATACACCGCTCTCAAGATGTCTTTTGAGATTGTCCTTTCTCGTAAACTCTTGTCCACACTTCTCACATCTGAACATTTTGACCTCCTTTTGGTCTTTTTTTAAAGAACTTTTATTTCCCGCTTTATTTTTCATAAAATTATATTTTAACTATTAATTATAATCGATTGTTTTTGAAAAATCAAGTAAAAAACTGTGGATAACTTTATTTAAGTCCTCCTATAAGAAGACCTGCAAGTAAGAAAATAATACTTGATAAAAAAGTTATAATAATACTCAATAGCCATGTCGGTCTTTTATTCAATCTCGTTTCAATCAAATCAATTTTCTTATAAATACTAGCAAGGTGATTGTCTTTTATCTCTCCGATATCTCCTTTTATTTCAGAACGAAACGCTTTAAAAGCAGATTCTAATCCCGCTAATCTTTCAAAGAGTTTTATTTTATCTCCATTTAGTTTTGCTGTCATATTTTTTTTAATTTATTTTAAAGCTAACCAAGTTATATCTATATTAAGAGTACTGGTTCCTCCCCAATTAATTACAAATCCAGTAGAGCTAAATGTTATAGTAATCGTTACGTTTTCAGTCTTAAGTTTAATATTAAGAGCTACGTTCGTATAAATAGCACTATAATGGTCATCTACTGAAGAGCTTGTGTGATAATTTCCACCAGTACCTACTGTGCTTTGGTCAATAGCAAAACCAGAAGCAGTGTAAGCCGCAGAAGTATCATACTTAGCATGAGCACCCCATAATAAAACTGCTTTTGGTCTAAATCCCACAGTAATTGTTGTATCTTCTGTGGTAGAAGTTCCACTTGTATTACCTGCTCGTACTCCTGTAGTATCTTTCATTATTACAAGCTCTGTTTCACTTATTGCTTCACCAACAAGAATATTATATGTTCCAGGTGTCGTTCCTATTGTTTTATCGTCTTGAACATAATATTTTTCACCTTCACTTAATCCTGTAAATCCATTAACAATCCCATTAAATTGAATATCTATTGAATTTCCATCTGTTCCATTAGAAATAGCAAATCCAATAAATTTCATTTTTGCAGTATCATTTGCATCGCAAGCATAAAATTCATTATCGGTTGTGTTTTGATAACAAGCTACTGGAAGCGTAGCACCATTAATTGTTTCGCCAGCATTATAAGAACCTGCTCTAATATTTTTATTTAATTTAGCAGCAGTTACTTCATCACCAGCACTAAAATCATATCTTGACATATTTTTATTTTATTAATTATAATACCCATTTTAATTTCAATTCTACGAGATAAATTCCCCGCATAACTCGCGATTTTTTAGATTACAACCCAAAGAGGTATAAAACCACCTCAATGAAGAATAGATATTGTACTAGATTAAGTTTGATTTCAATATTTCTTTATTCTTTCTGCCATGATATGCTCTATGTTCTTTATCTTTCATAACTCTTAAATTTTCAGGCCTATTATCAGTCTTATCTTCGTTTATATGATGCACAACTTCGGTTTTTTTATCTAACATTCGACTCAAACATTTTTCTGCGACCACTATATGTTCTTTAACATATCCATTTGAATCTGCTCTTGGATGCTCTGGCATTCTAACTTTTCTGTATCCATGTTTATCTGTAAAAGAGCCACCAGTCCATCTCGGATTGTTTGCGCCTCGCCATCTACCGCTATCTCTAACTTCTTGCCAAACTTTCTCCATATGCTTCATCTTGCCATCTTTGTAATTCTGTTTTGTTCTCTTACTCATTAAGTCACTAAATTCTTTGCCTCGTTTCTTTCCTTTCCAGTACCTAATTGGATTTTCTTTTCTATATTGTTTAAAACACTCTTTGTCACAGAATTTTGCAGTACTCTTTCTCGCAGGAATCACTTTAAATTTCCTTCCACACCATTGACATTTAATTTCGGGATATGTTTTCCATCTTCTTTCAACTGCTTTTTTCATTTTTTCGATATCTTCTTTGCTTCTTTTTTTCCCTTTCCAGCAACTAGTTTTCCCTGTATTGGCTATACCTATTTTCCGCTTATGTTCTTCGGAAAGATGTTTGCCCTTCCAATAACCTGCCTTTTTATTCATTTTATGCTTAGACATAATAATATTATTACATATTTAATCTAAGCATAGCATAATATAATCATAAAATCAACTATGGATAACACTATCAGGACAAAATACTGATACAATATTCGACGCTTAAAGTTTCTGCAGCACTTTTATCTAGTGGTAAATCGGCTGAATCTGTTTTTCCATGCCTACTAAATAAATATCCAGTATTAGCACTAGCATTTCCTTGAATAAATAAACCCACCTCTCTAACTGTTCCTATAAAATCACCAGCCGTGTAAAAAGCCGTTATATATGCTTTATGAGCGTCTACTCCACTACCATAAGCCGTAGAAGCAGTTAATTTACGAAAAATTTCATCTGCTAATTGAGTTTGAGTTATAGTGGCAGCAATAGACCCAGCACCAACAGCAGTGTAATTGATTTTCCCATCGGTTTCATCTCCTGTAAGAACCTTTGCTAAAATAGCCCTTCCAACCGTTGGAGATACATTATGCGTTACAAATGTTTTAGTTGTATAATTCTCATGTAATTCTTTTAAATACTTTTTAAAATCTTTTCCTTCTTTTATCAAATGGTCTATTTTGTAATTAAGCCACCAAGCCCTTTTATCTCTTAAAGCACATTTAGTATATTTAATTTCCGTATTTATACTGATTTTACCAACTAAAGTAAATAAATTATTTGCTCTATTAGCTATAATAGCTTTAATTTTTTCTATAAAACTATCATCTATTTTAATTTCCGATATTATTTTGTATAATTTTTTGTTCATAATTTTAACTTCCTAATAGATTACTCCTATCACAGAAAGCTGGTCTGCCCCTATCAGTATCACCCGTTGGATGATAAGGAGCGGCTCGCCATGTTGGTGGGTCATCTTTAGAAGCTCTTAGTAATACATCTCTGCTTCTTAGAGATTCTGTTAATAGTTTTTTTGTATTATTTATAGTCATTTCTATCTGAATTTTATTTCTTTCTGTTACATTCATTATCAAATCAACAATCGTGTCATCGCTTTCTTCTGCAAGAAATTTCGTTCTATCATATATGTCGCTCATCAGTTTTTGTAAGAATTCTATTACACCTAATGTTACAGTACTCATTAATTCAACGCTATAATAAAAAGTATAAGCAGTCCTCATTGCAAATGAAACACTTTTTATAATATAAGTTCCGTTTATTCCCCTATCTGTCAAATTTATTGTTATTTGTTGTCCAGCTCTCAAGCCAGATTCAATTGTTCTAAATTTTGCATCTACTAAACTATCTTTAAATGATTGAAGTTCTGCTTCTGCCCTATCTCTTGCTGATTGTTTGCTTTTAATACGCTTATCAAGAATTTTATATTCATACTTTCCATATATAGATTGACTAGGTCTGTCATTCATTTTTGTAATAATCGGAAGGTATGGGTCGCCAGTATATTTAATTTTATCTGTTGCTGCTGGTTTTGTAGCATCTGGAAACTTTATTGTTTTTTCATTGAAATTATATAAACAATCATAATCTCCTGCCGCATCTATTCCGTCAACGCCTACTGTTTTTGCAACATATCCAGCACCTGCATCTACCCAAACTTGAATATTTTTTAGCTTATAAGAAGTTCTAAAGCTATTTAATTGTCCATCTGCTTCTTGTATATCTGTATAAGAACTTCCCAAATAATCAGCCCCCCTAACATAAACTACATTCTTTATTTGAGTATCGTCTTCAATTATTTCTAATGAATTATAAACATAATTTTTTGAATTATCTGAAATATTAAAAGGTGCTACTTCATCTCCTTTAGCAAAGAAATGAATATCTTTATCATAATCAATATACCAATGATAATTAAATAATTCGGCTAATCTTCGTATACATTCATCACCTCTCGCATAATCAAATCTAATATCATCTACTGTTTCAGCACAACTAACATTATTATCAGTAATAGAATCGTCACCAAAATAATCAGTGACTAAACTTGCGATAATTTGATTAACCGTTTGACTTGAAAAAGTATCAGGAATCAACCGTCTTGAAAGATAACGAGTATAATCAATACAATTTACATAATATTTTTGCATTTTACCACTTGATACCGTATCTCTTATTTTTACAATTAATCCTGCAAAAATCTTTGTTCCATTAAATGTAATAATTACTTCGTGAGTTAAAGTCGGCTTATATGTTTTTGTTGTTCCATATTTTTTAACAACAAAAGAACAAGTAGTAGGTTTATCGTCAAGATAATCCTTAATTTTTAATGTAGTCCATTCAATAGAAGAAGAACGGTCTATTGAATTTATAGTAATAATTGGTTTAGCCATATTATACGCGATTACCTAATTTCAACTCATTAATTATCATATCTCCTATTCTTACAGCAGCTTCGTCGTCAGACATAAATGTATTACCTGTTATTGTTATATTGATATTTCCCAATGTTTTATTAAGAGGAACGACTGCTTCTGGACCCGATTCACCGACCATTGCAAGTGTAGGTTTAGTAACTATTCCGCCTTCTGCCATCCACGGTGGCTGGAATATACTTGGTGCTCTTGAAGAAAATCCAGTTAAAAGATTAGCAGGACTTGATTTGAGAGTTTCTATAACTGCATTAGATTGAGCAACATGCGTTTTTAAATTATTAAGTTGAGTATCTAATTCGGCTTTATGTGCCGTCGTAGTTTCTTTCATTAAAGCAATATTTGTATCGGTTGTTTTTTTCATTTCTTCTCTTTTAGCAACCCCTTCTTCAATAGCTGCTTGTATTTTTTCTTTAACAGCATCTATCTCTTTCTGAGTTTCTTCTGTAATTGTAACTATTTTTTTATTATGGTCATACATTAATCGAGCCAATTCATTCATACTATTTCTTTTCCTTAATTCTTCTATTTCTTCTATAAATTCTTTTTCATGTAAATGAGCAGTATATAATATATCTTCTGCTTCTGCTTTTTGAGTTTCTAATCCAGCTATTTCTTCTTTATATCTATATTCCAATTCTCTTAATTGTTCATTACTGCCATTAGCAACCGCCTTTGCCTTTTCTATTTCATATTCTCTTTTCTTTTCTGCCATTTCTTTTTCTATCTCGTCAATCTTCTTTTCTGTATCAATAACTATTTCTGCTGCTTCTTTTCTATATTTTTCATTTTCACTTAAACGAGCATTAACACCTTGCATAAAAATCTTATCCATTTCCTTGAGATAATCTTTGATTTTTTCTTTAGCTTCTTCTGCTGCCTTGCCAACATCTCCATATGCACCAGCCGAATTACCTAAAGCGTCTTCTAATTGTTTTTCAAGTTCTAATTGTTCTTTCTGTGCCTTCATCATTTCACTTGTTGACATTAATGATTCTTTAAGCGTACGTCTTGTTTCTGTATATCCAAATGCTAAATTAAATACTTGATTCCTTAAATTTTCTACACTAGCAGAAGATAAATCCATTTGCATCTTAGCTTCTTCTAATGCTTTCCAATCTCTTCGGATTATTGCTCCCAATGCCTTAAATGCCCAAATACCTCCATTTATCTTTTCTATAACAATTGCTATAGCATTAGAAATGGTTTTAAATCCAATCATTAGATATGATAATGCATCATATAATGCTAATGATATCGACACTGCTTCATTTGTCGCTTCTCCATATTTTAAAGTTTCTGTAATAGCAAGTTTTAACGCTGCAGTAATACCCTTACCAACCGTTATCATAAATACTTGTCCATAATTTTTAACCAACTGTATTTGACTTTTAAGAGTTTTTTGTTGTTTTGCAAAAGCAATAGATAAATCATCAACACCAGATTCCATTTCTTTTAATGTCTCATTATATTCTTTAGACGCAGAAGTTATCATAAACAAAGCCGCCTGACCAGACCTAACATTACCAAATAAATTCTTAAATGCAACATTATTCCGTCCTACGCTATTATAAAGAACATCAAGTGTATCTTTTAATCCTTTATTCTTAATTTCTAAGGCAATATTCTCTATACCTATACCTTTAAAAGCCTCTGCTAATTCCGTTCCACTTTTTGTTAATTCGTCAAATAATCTTGTCAACATCGTTTGAGACATTGCAGTATTTGCTGTTACAGTAGATACCGCAGCAGTTGCAGCTTGCATTTCTTCTAAAGTAACATTTGCAGCATTACCAGTAGCAGCCATTTTACCAAAATTAGCAGTTAATTCAGAAACTGTTGTAATACCACTTCGAACAGTTTTAAAAAGAATATTAGCTACTTCATGAGCAGTATAACCAGCATCTCCAAAATTATTCATTGCAACACTCATTAGATTAACAGCTTCTTCAGAAGTTCCTAAACCAGAAACGGCAAGTATTGATGATTCTCGCAAAACATCTAATGCTTCAGAAGCATCTGTAATACCAGCAGATACTACTTTATAAGCAGCAGCACCCAGTTCATCAGCACTTCTTGGAATTGTTTTAGTCATGCTTAAAATGGACTTTCCAAAAGCGTCCATATTAAACTTGCTTGTATCAACTAAAGTAGATACATCAGACATTTGTTGTTCAAAAGAAGTAAATGCCTTGACTGATTTATATCCAATAGCGGCAGTAACGCCTGCAATAGCAAGTCCAGCAAGTTTTAAATTCTTTGAAAACTTGTTAAAGGTTGCCGATGCTCTATCTTCTGCTGTTATTATCGCTTTGATTTTCGGGTTAACCATTGTTGATATTTTCCATCTATATTACGTTTAAGACGAATCAATTCTAAAAACCAAGTTGGTTGATTCATATAAGTATAATAATCCCAACCTTTCATATATTGACATATTTCAATCATATCCATTTTCCAATCCAATGTTCCACTTCCTCTTGCGAGAAGTTCTTCATATTGAATTTTTATTCCTTCTTTGTCTTCTGAACTAAAAAAGATGAATCATTGATAATTTCTGCCATTTCATTAAGGACAAAATCATAATCTTTACCATGCATATCTAATATAGCATCACTAATTTTATCTGTTTTTCCATTGACACTTATAACCACTACTCTAATACCAATCATTTCAAAACCTTCGTCGGGATTATTTGTAAATTCCCGCTTTTCTCTGCCCGTAAGAAACGATTTAAGCACAACTTCATGTTTATCTACTGGAGTTATAACTTTTTTTGTTTCCCTATTTTTATTTTCCATATTTTTCTGCTTGTGGGGCGAAAAGTTTTACCTATTCGCCCCTTAAACAATTTAATTAACTAATTATACATATCAATAAGCTGAATGTTCATTGATAATTTCTGCTCTCGCAATCTTATCTCCTGCCTTTTTACGAGCAATGAATCCAATTGTTTGTCTTCCTAATTCGGTAAAATCAATAACTTCTTCCCAATCTATGAAATACACTAATGGAAGGTCAATTCTGATTCTTGGATGCGTTGCTGCACCAATTGTTGTTCCTGTATCTTCAATTTCTATTCTCAATGCCTTTGTGCTATTGTCTAATACATAATCTCTATATGTAGTGTCTTCAAGATTTAATTCAATACTACCAGTTACTTCAAAATCAAGATTATTAACATCATCCATACTTCCGCCTCCACAAAATGTATAATCACCTTGCGCTTTCTTATTGAAGTTAATCGATATATTCTTTACACATAATGGACTTGCAGCATCTAAAGCTGACCTTGTAGCCGCGATATATACATTTGCCATTCTTGGAACAAATACCGTTTCCGCTGCATAATTTGGATTAGTAGTGCTTGCTTCTTCTTGACTTGCTAAGAAATTAACATCACCTGAAAGATGTTCATCTGCGCCTATATCTATATTTAATCCGAAAGTATTAACCATTCCAAATGTAAATGACTTTTGAAATGCACCATCTTTCTTAAATAATGTAAGACTTGGATGTTGAACACTTTGGAGAACGGTAAACGAATGCGTATATACACCTGCTTCAGGAGTATCGGTAGCCGTACTACAAGTTCCAAATAAAGCATAGAATAATAATCCTAAACTATCAACTCCTAATTGAAGCGAAACATCTCCAGAAACATATTTTCTTAAAATACTGATATCGCCCGCAGGTTCAATACTTCCCGTTGGAGATTCATCTATTGCTTTGTCAACTTTCTGACTTAAAGAATAGGATTTTAATGGAACCCAGAAATCAGCATCTGTTTCTGCTGTTCCTCTTATTGATTCTCTTGCCATTCCGAAATTTAATGTTCTGCCTAGAAATTTACTCATTTTTTTTAATTTAATTTAACAACTAATTAAGAAACCTCGACTAAGTTTCTTATGATACATCATGAGTTACCACAACTCTTACTTGAATATCGACGACCAAAACTTGTTTATCAGGAACCTGACCCCATCTAGCAAAAGTAGGATAAATTCCAATCATTGTATAATCTGCTGGTAAACTTATTCCTGTAAGAAATTCATCGTCGTCATATAAATCCATAACATCATCAGTAAGGTCAAAGAGAGCATCTAATGCTTCTTCTGTACCGCTTTTTGGTATCTCATAATATAAACTAACTATAAATATATAATGTCTTTTATTGTCTATCGTAGTATCATAACTTGCATCAAATTGGTCTGCTGGATAAATCGTAGCCGCTGGATATCCTTTAAATTCTAAATTTGGATAACCATAAACATCTTGAACTTTATCAATGGTTTGTAATTGTGTCACGAGTTTATCCTTAATGACCCGATAAATTGTGTTTGCCATAATTCTAATATTTGATTATTTGATTTAATGTATTCTTAATTGCTTGTTCAAAAAATCCTTCTATTTCCTTTAAAGACCTTTCAAGCCCTATTTTTAAGAATTGTCTTTTCTTTCCAGGTTTTTTAGGTGGCATTGATAAAGGCCATCTACTCGTTCCTTCGTGAATGAAAATTGAATATTTTGTAGTCGGTCCAATTTCACCTCTTAATGGTTTAAACTTTATACTCGGGCCAAGACTTTCAACAGTTGCTCTTGTATCCCAAGGGGTAATAGGTGTGGTTTCTCTTTGAACTTGATAAATTGATTTATGAATGGCTGATTGCGTATTTTGTGCTGCAACCTTAGGATATTTAGCAAATGCTCTTTTTAATTCATTAAGACCTTTTATTTTAACTGTTAAATTCATATTTTTTAATCCGTCCAGAGTTTCATTATTACTTCTAAATGTTGAACAGCTTGTCCGTAATCATGTTTTTCAATAGCAACCACATCAAAAATCCTGCCATCGCCGTCGGTCGCCCTATCTCCTGATTGAATATCTGAACTTACATCACACCACGCTTTATGCGTTGCACCATAAACACCATAAATAGCCATATCGTCTTCTTGGGTTATTTTCTGAATATGAACATCTACTGTTCCTGTTGATGTGAAGTTTTTCTTATATCCAGAAACTGTTGATAATCGTCTTACTACTATACTTTTGTTAAAAAAATGTGATATTACCATAATTATTTACGCCCAAGATTAGAAACTCTATATCTATTTAATATATCTTTTATATCTTGATTACTTTCTGTTAATGCACCATATTCTACTGAATAATCGCCAATCTTTTCCTTTTTTAGAGTTACTTCTCCACTCTTACCCACTTCTATAATTCCTGCAACTAACTTTGTTGAAACAAGTTTAATATCTGCGGGAACAGTTGTGCTTTTTCCCCAAGTTCCTGTAATTTTTATTCTATGAGAACCTTTTGGAAATTCTGCTTGGTCTCCTTCCGGATTAAGAATAATTTTATATTTACAGGTTTCATTGTAGGGATATAAAAAGAAATCATCATTTTCAGTTAAGGTATCGTCTAAATCGACACCGTTGGGATCAAGGAATTGAAGACTAGTAACTGTTAAAAGGTCATCTAAAATAAGTTCATTACTTCCATTTCCATCAAAATACCGAGTTTCTGTTGAACTTTCAAAACTTGTATTACAATAATTATCAATATAAGCATCTGCTGCGTTAATCCACGCTTCTATTTGAGTGTCAAAAGAATCGCTAATGGTAGTTAATAAGTAATTTTGGAGTGCTGATTTATTCGTATACATTTTAGTTTAATAACAATTTAGAAACATTTTACTAAAGGAGAGAAAGCGGGCACAAACTCTCCTTTAGAAAGATATGTCTAAGAACATACGGGTAAATCTGTATAAGGAGAAGTCATATCAGAATAAGGGGAAGTTGTATCTGTATAAGGAGAAGTCATATCACAATATGGTGACTCTGAAAGACTCGGAGAGATGGACGGGGATATTGAAGGAGATAAGCTGGGACTAAGACTTGGACTTATGCTGGGTGATAACGATGGCGATAAAGACGGGCTAATGCTTACGCTTAGAGAAACCGAAGGACTAATGCTGGGACTTAAACTCGGAGATAAACTGGGCGACAATGAGGGACTAATGCTTGCTGAAGGTGAAACAGAGGGGCTTATACTCGGAGAGATAGAAGGACTAATGCTTGGAGAGATGCTTGGTGATATTGAAACGCTTGGAGAAACACTTGGGCTAATCGAAGGAGAAATTGAAGCCGAGATACTGGGAGACAAAGAAGGACTGATAGAAACTGACGGACTGACAGAAGGACTTATAGAAGGTGACAGGCTCGGTGATATACTTACACTTGGGCTAACCGACGGACTTATTGAAGGTGAGATTGAGAGACTTAAAGACGGAGACAAACTAACCGATGGACTAACTGACGGGCTAATACTCGGAGACAAGCTCGGTGATAAAGAAGGGGATAATGAAGGACTTATTGATGGCGATAAAGAGACCGAAGGGCTAACTGATGGCGAAATACTCGGACTGATACTCGGAGAAATACTTGGGCTTATTGAAACAGAAGGAGAAACCGACGGACTAATACTAGGAGACACGCTTGGTGATAAAGAGGGCGACAATGAGGGACTAATCGAAGGAGATATACTAACCGAAGGGCTAACTGATGGTGAAATAGAGGAACTTATTGAGGGTGAAAGCGAGGGAGAGAGAGAAGGAGATAAGCTGGGACTAAGACTTGGACTTATACTCGGGCTGATAGATACCGAAGGACTCACCGATGGGCTGACGCTCGGAGACAGAGACGGACTTATACTTGGAGATAACGAAGGAGAAATACTTACCGACGGACTGACCGATGGACTGATACTAGGACTAATAGAAGGACTCAAGCTCGGGCTTATCGAAGGACTTATACTTGGCGAGATGCTAACGGAAGGAGATACAGAAGGCGAAATTGACGGACTGATACTCGGGCTAAGACTTGGACTTAACGATGGGCTTATTGAAGGTGATATTGAGACACTCGGGCTTACTGACGGTGAAATACTCGGTGAAATGCTGGGAGAAATCGAAACTGAAGGACTAACTGATGGCGATATACTAGGGCTAATCGAAGGACTAATGCTCGGCGAGATACTCGGGCTCATAGACACCGACGGGCTTACACTTGGACTAATACTAGGCGATAAAGAAGGGCTTAAACTTGGAGAGATAGACGGGGATATACTTACCGAAGGGCTAACTGATGGTGAAATACTCGGCGAGATTGATGGACTTATACTTGGTGATATACTTGGGCTTATTGAAACGCTCGGACTGACACTGGGCGAAATGCTAGGCGATACACTTGGGCTAATTGAAGGAGAAATGCTTGGAGAAAGAGATGGACTGACAGAAGGACTTACTGATGGACTAATGCTCGGCGAAATAGAGGGCGAGATTGATACTGAAGGCGATACGCTGGGTGAAATACTCGGGGAGATACTCGGAGATAGAGAAGGAGATAACGAGGGACTTATAGAGGGCGATAAACTTACAGATGGCGAAACGCTCGGCGATAAAGAGGGGGACAACGAAGGACTAATGCTCGGTGAAAGCGATGGGCTAATTGAGGGACTTATTGAAACAGAAGGACTTACACTCGGAGAAATACTAGGAGATAGAGAAGGCGAAATACTTGGACTAAGCGAAGGGCTAATACTAGGAGATATACTAACACTTGGTGAAACTGAAGGGCTTATAGACGGGCTTAAACTCGGACTTATTGAAAGAGAAATAGACGGACTTATTGAAACAGATGGTGATACCGACGGACTAATAGAAGGGCTTAAGCTCGGCGAAATGCTCGGACTTATACTTGGAGATAAGGATACACTTGGAGATACTGAAGGACTTATCGAAGGACTAAGGGAAGGAGATACCGAAGGTGAAACAGAAGGACTTATACTTGGTGATAAGCTCGGGCTGAGGGATGGCGAGATACTCACACTCGGCGAGACCGATGGACTAATACTTGGCGACAATGAAGGAGATAAACTGGGACTAATACTTGGGGAAATTGACGGTGAAATACTAACAGAAGGAGATACAGAAGGACTAATGCTGGGACTTAAACTTGGGCTTACTGAAGGTGAGATTGACGGAGAGACACTCGGACTTAAACTTACACTGGGAGATACGCTCGGAGAGATACTCGGAGAAACCGAAGGACTAACAGATGGTGAGATACTCGGAGATAAAGAAGGGCTTAAACTGACAGATGGGGATACCGACGGACTTATTGAAGGTGAGATTGAGGGACTTAAAGACGGAGAAAGAGACGGCGAAAGAGATGGACTAACCGATACAGACGGGCTTACACTTGGACTAATTGAGGGTGAAATACTTGGTGAAAGGGAAGGCGATATTGATGGCGATACCGAGGGGCTTAAAGACGGCGAGATACTTGGCGAAATTGACACCGATGGACTAACAGAAGGACTAATGCTGGGACTGATACTCGGAGATACTGATGGACTAATAGAGGGAGATATTGAAACACTGGGAGATACTGACGGACTAATTGACGGCGACAAAGATGGCGACAAGCTCGGAGAGATAGAAGGCGAGATTGATACTGAAGGACTGACACTCGGAGAGATTGACGGCGAGATAGAAGCACTAGGTGAAATTGACGGACTTATTGAGGCAGAGGGGCTTATTGAAGGAGAACCTGTTACTGAAACAGTTATCCCGCCATATTCGACGGCACCATAATTATTAGTTCCGTAGACCATATTATTTCTTCTTTACATCTTTTTCTTTTTTCAATTCTTCTATGAGCTGAAGTTGTCCAACTATTTGCTGTTGGCGAATAGAAAGCCCTCGGAGCTGTTGTTGGTTTTGGTTGTATTCATCTACCAATTTTTGTTGTTTTGCTTTTAGGTTCATGTTATTTAATCTTTAATGTTGTTTTAATTTCTGCTATTTCTGCCTCCAAATCTTTAACTCTTTTCTGGGCATCTAAAACAGACTTTTTGGCATTTTCTAATTCTTCTTCTTTTTGAGCTAAAGTAAATTTTTCCTTTTTCATTTCAGTCACTTCTTCTGAGGCAATAATTGTTCTTTGTTTTAAGTCCTCTGGGGAACTATCTTTGTGCCATTTATATGTTTTCATATTTTTTATTCTGTTAAATATTTAGGAACATACCGATTGTATTGTTTTCTAAATATCTCAGGAGTGTAGTTAATATAAATTAAGGTAGTTTTAATATCTTTGTGCCCTAATTGTTTTTGAACCGTTACTAAATCGGCACCATTTATGAGCAGATTTGTTGCCAAAGAGTGTCGCAGAATATGAACACAAACCCTTTTTTTAATACCTGCCCTTTCAGATACCTCGCAAAACAATCTACTCAATAATTTCCTTGAAATCTGCTGATTTCTATTATTGCCGAATAGATATTCTTTCGGCTTTTTGGAAAATTCTTTTAGATATTTTTCAATTATTTCTCCGCATTCCTCACTGATACAGATGATTCTATCTCTTGAATTTTTCCCCTTAATCACTGTTAGCGTTAGTTTTTTTAAATCTATGTCCTGCACCTTAAGGTTTCGCAATTCTTTGGTCCTAACTCCCGTATAGGCAAGAAGAGATAGAATCGCCTTATCTTTAATCGTCTTACACGCCTTAATCATTCTTTGGATTTCGTCTTCCGTCAAAATATCTTTAATTATTGTTTCTGGCTTTCTGGGATATTTTAATTTGATTGGCACTTTCCAGAATTTCATATACCATTCAAGGTTTTTAGTTGTATTTCTAACGTGAGAATAGGATTTTTCTAATTCTCTAAACGCTCCCAAGTATCCAATTACCACATCCTTTGAAGGAAAAAGCATTTCTGTCTCCCTAATAAACCTTTTAACTCCCTTGATATAATTTTGGGTCGTTACTTGTCCCAGTCCATTTTCTATGCTTAGGTAATTTCTGAACTTTGTAAGAACTTTTTGAGCATTGTCAGGATTTTTCTTATAACAATGGTTTGCCCATAATCTGCGAAAGTAGTTGCCCATGTTAGATTGCTGAGAAATCTACAAGAGTTGTGGTTTTGACAACTCCACCTGCTTGAATTTTAATTAAAATATCGCCATCGTCTCCAGTTCCCGTGCCGTCTGACATCCACATCACAAAGCTTCCTTCATCTGGGTCGGCTGGGTCTGCTGACTTCTCTCTTATGGTTAAAGCTCCATTAACATCAAGTTTGGTATCTGGCCCCGTCGTCCCGATGCCGACGTTGCCGCTTATTATCATCCCGTTACTCGGTGCCGTATTGACCCCAGCATACGACCCAATTGCAACTGCACCATTTATATCAACCAAGTTTCTGGGCGTCGTTGTATAAAAACCAACTTTGCCAGCCGATTCTGAAGGGAAAAACACAAAAGGATTTGTGCCGCCGTAAGTTCCAAAGCCCAAATAAGCATTAGCTGGAGTGGCGTCGTAAAACCAAGTCCAATACGCATTGTGTGTGTTGTCCTGCCCGACCCTAAACGCAGAGCGTCCCGAAGCATTTGAAACTCTTAACTCTTGTGGCTCGGCTGAACCCGTTAATGCCCCACCAATATCTAACTTTGCACTTGGCCCCGTCGTCCCGATGCCGACGTTGCCCGTTGCTTCTATATAAATCCTTGGCGTGTTGCTTGTTAGAAATGAAAATGGATGGGCAGAAATGGTTCCGCCATATCCCGTTCCGCCCGCATCAGCATATTGCCGTAAATCTACTGTGCCCGCCAATGTACGCACGAGGGCAGAGCCAGAACTCTTCGTAACTTGGATATTGCCATCAACTACTTCCAATTTTTGACTCGGCGTCGTCGTCCCGATGCCGACGTTGCCGCTGCTATCTATCCTGACCCTTTCGCTTCCATCAACTCTAAAT